CTTCGCACTCACCAGATACAACGCTGTAGAGGTGCTTACTTTTATGCAAAGCTCCTACAACAATACTACCAGCAGGCATTACCATCTCTCTAGCATACATACCGTCAGAGAAATGGTGTCTTGTTACTACATCTGCCTTTGGAAAATCCTTCATTATTTCTTGTAACTGGTAAATACTATCTTGCGTTACAACATCATTCACGAAGACTCAACCTCATACTGTATGGCTTGTAGGTGGAACGGTGTAGCGTCAGGTACTGTGATCTCTGCAACCACTTCTGTATCCCAACCATTACCACCTCTATTGTCTTCTATAATACCAGTTCTAGGAGTAAATGGGGTATTTAGTGGAGTATATGGAGCCTCGCCAAACTGCCTAATAGCAACAGGATTTCCATCAATGTAGATGCCAGCACTCTCATGCACACGCAAGTTCATGTTGGTAATCTTCTTGCGCTTCATTACGTTTTGCCCACCACGGGTACCAGGATTTGTATTAAGCGGCATACCCTTAACCTTCACAGGGAAGTTATATCCAACTTCAATGCTTCTACTGCTAAAGCCCTCTAGCTCTGCGGCAGTAATAGTAATATCACCATTAATGCCAGTACATTCACGGTCTGGAAGAACATCACCGTCTGCAAGAACTTGAACAGTAGAGGGAGATAGATGAGGAGCAATAGACACAACAACGTCACTGCCAGTAGCGGCAACTGTTTGCTTTGCACTTCCATCTAACATGCTATTAAAGTCCCAACGCTCCAAATAGTTTTTAGAGCCACCAGAAGCTCCACTAGGGTTTCTGCTTGTTATGACATACAACTCATTATCAACTGTACAACATGAGTTCAACTGATCGTTACTGCTAGTAGTCCAGCGCGTAAATCCATTTATGTCTTGGTTACGCATAGTGTTCAGTACAGCAGCATTGCCACTTTGGTTAATAATAAATAACCAATTTGCATCTTCTGTCGTAGAACCTTTTAATATTGCCATGTCCCTTGGATTGCTAATTAACTGTGATGACAAAACAGATATATCATTGGATGTATAAGCGTCTTCGTTAAAGCTAAACAGGTATTGACGCAATGTGTTGCCATTCTTATCAACAAACAAAGTTGCCCCATCAATAGACTGAACCTCTAAAGGATATGAGCCATGCTGTGTTTGAGCAACAATTTCAATAGTAGATGGCGTAGCACCCTTGAGTAAGAACTCAGCACCAGCACAAAATATCTGCAATCCTCGGTCTGGGTTAATATCGACAATGGTTGTTAGTTCACGAGAATCAATAGTGACAAAGATTCCTTCATCGTCTTCACCCCGCTTAGAAAAGAAATCAAAGAAAGCTCCAGCCCTACTTGCCAGTATGCTTTGTGGCTTAGACTTAGTTCCACCAAACCACAGGCGACCCTCGTTAAATACGCCAATTTTTGGGAAGCCTCTAGTTGCACTCCATACATCTTCTGTTCTAGGAGTTCCTGGAGTATCTAACGCAAATCCAATAGTATCACTAGTGTCGCCGCTTGTAGCAAATCCTGCAAACAATCCATAGCTATTAGCAGACTCTCCAGACATAGTAATTGTAAAGTCGTGTGCATTGCTTTTTTCTACTGTTATCCCAGTAAAACCAAATACAGGCATATCTTGCAGTGCTTGTCGCATATTAGCAGCAGTAGAATTTGCTTGATCTCCTGCGGTAGAGCCTGCAAAAGTAATGTCCTTGCTCAGTACGCCATCAACATCTAGTTGATATGTTTGTCCTGCATGAAACCCAGTAAAGGTTGCCGTTTGAACAGCAGCTACAGGTATAGGGCTAGACGCATCATTGTAATCATACTGAGGGATATTAATAAAAGTCTGAATGTTGCTTTCAAAAGCATTAATGTCATCAGTACCATCGAACACAATCTTGTAGGGATAGTTATCCTCTTGAAACAAAAGCATTACGTTTTCTGTTTGAGCAATTCTCACGCTACCTATCTGAGATGGAGTAGGGCTACCATATTGTCCAGTATAAGGCACTGGAATGTCTGCAACATATACGGTGCTAGTAGAGCCTAAATGCGGTGTACGATAAATGCGTAAGTTGTATTGGGTTAAGACACATACAAAGCTGTGATCTGGCGCGTACTGCCACTCAAAAACCTTTGGAGATATGTTTACACCGCCTGCTACATGAGCATTAAACTCGCCAATGTTGACTTTATAATCTGCTGTATTGCCTAGATTTGTAGTAATTCTCCAGTAACGATTATTGGCATCAGAAAGTGATGTAACGTCATAACGCTTGCTAACACCCCCCACCCCAGGATCGCTTGAAATTGAAAAGGTTTCCCAGTCAGTCCATGATGATCCATTGGCTGAATATTGCAATGTCAGGGTTTTACTTACATCTGCTGTGGTATTTTGCTTTGTTAGAAATGCGTTTTCAATAGAAATAAATTCAGGAACATAGGAAACAAAGTCATATTCAGCAACAACAAAAGGGCTTGCAGCAACGCTATAGTTGGTCGATGCACCAGTTAAAGGATCGCCATCATTTATGGCGCTACCAGTTCCACCATTAGGCATGGTCGGAGTAACATTAGTTTGACGAGTAAGAGGACTTAAAACACCATCAATGTTCTCTAGTCCAGGTCTACGCTTAACGCCACCTTGAGGTACAATAACAACGCCTTCGCATTGTTGTGCGCCTTTGTAGTATTGATCAAGATCGGTACGGCCATTTAGTAGAGGTGACAACTCACCACTAGCAAAGCTGGTTTGCATGAATTGTGACTTAGGCATTAGAACCTCACGTTAATAAATGGACGATCCTGGATAGCTACTTGCGGGTGTTGCTGTGAGTCAGTGAAGCGAGCCATACGACTAGCGTTTAAATACTGGTTAGCCAGTAGTTGCATTGCAGAAGCACTGTCACGAATAGAAGGAGCAAAGTCCATAGCCAATGCGTACTCAATCATTTTAGAAAAATACACAGGCCATTCAGATTCTGAAACATTAGCAATGTAATCGCAATATAGCGAACCACTATAGTTACAGTAAACTTTGTCACCAAGAATTTGATAGTTAATGCTAGGGCTTAACTTAATAAGATTTAGCATATCAGCCGGAAGCTGGTAGATAGATGACCATTCAGTGCCAATAGGTACCTCAGTAGTCAAAGGTAGTTGAGCTTGCCTGCGAGCAAAACCCCAACGGAATTTGGATATTTCATTCTGCACAATATTGTCGTACAGATTGTTGGCCACAGTCTCAGCGCGAGTGTTGCCTGATAAAGATGTTACAGGCAGATCGCCAATTAGAATGAGAGCATTAGAAATTAGCTGTATCTTGCTTGCCATAAAAAACCTTTATATGTAAAGAAAGGGGCCACCAAAGCAGCCCCATTCAGTTTTACTACTTAACTGTCACCAACTGCTGTTCCTGAAGCCATAGTAACAGTAGTGCTACCGTTATTAGCCTTACAGAATGAAACAGTAGTATCTACAGCATTAGTATCTACTACAAGCAGAACGTCACCAACATTAATTTCGTCCTTAGCAGGAAGAAAGAAGTTAGCGCCAAGTACAGTACCGACAGCTTCTTCAGTAGCATATAGCCACAAAGAACCGCCACCTGATCCGCCTACGCGGGATAAACCTGATCGAGCAAAAGCCATGATAATATTCCTTATGCAGTTTTGTCGTATTGAACTTTAACGATACCAAGACCGTCACGAGATACGGCACCAGCCTTCAGCATACCGTTACACAACCAAGAAGTGCGATCAGCAATCCAATCAACGTCAGTCTTAATGTCGATACCGATTGCAAGACCAACAGCGTCCTGAGAGAAGAAGTATGAATCAACGATGTTAGCTGCTTCAGTCAAGCCACCTTCAACACGATCTTCAACAACTACAAACTTAAAGCCACCAAAGGTATCAACGTCACCGTTGACCAGAGCTTTAACATTGTTGTAATCAACAGAAGTGATTTCTTCTTGGTTAAGCAGACCGCCCAAACCTTGAGCTTGAATAGCAGCATACAGGTTAGAGTTAGGAACGCCTTGAGCACGGAGAGCAACCTGAGCTTCAATTACTTTCTCAGTAGTTAGGTTAGTTCCACCCTCAACTACAGTGCCAGCGTAAGTAGTTTCTGCGTCCATTGCGTCAATAACCAACTGGTCACAACGACGACCAAGAGCGCTTGCGATAGTGCTTGCAAGTTCTTGTTTCTCGTCAAAGTTTACAGTGGCAGCATCAAACATATCTGTGTATTCTGGAGCATTCCAGTTTTGCAGAGTTGCAGTTGCGAAGGCGTGAGAAATGTCCATAGGAGTTACTAGATCAGAAGTAGACTTCTGGTTAGCTAGACCCTTACCCATGTTACGGAATTTGTAGGTGTCACCTACTACGTTGTTTCGTACAGTTACAGCGCCTTTCAAAAGGC